GGATGCTGTATTGAGGGGACTTGGTGTAGGCTTGGTCAATGAGACGGTTGACTAGGATAGGCGCAACTTCATACCTAACCGGCGCAAAAATNTGTGAAGACAAAGAGAAGGGAACACCCAAATAATAGGTGACGATCTCAGTTTCAAAAATTTGAGGAGCGGAGGCGAGGCCAAAACTGCGAATAGTGATGCAACGGGTGTTGGGATCAATATCAGTTAACGTGGCGTCATTGAAACGATAATCAAGGACGCCAAGAGGCCCGACGGAGGTAGTATCGGATTGATTACCGAAATAAGAAGCTTGCGCAATGACACCTGGATCACCATTAGAATGGGTAATCGTGGTCGAGGCAGAGCGCGCGTCGTTGAAATTGTTGGCAGTGGCATCTAGATACGAGAGGTTGCCAATGCAAAGCTCACCGCCTTGATTTAAGACAGGAGTTAAATTACGAACGCGCACGCCCTGATATGCGACGACCAGAGTCTCAAAATTCGCGACAATGAATGGATTTTGAGGATCGGAGGTGGACACTGTTGCAGTGGCGACGCCCGCGGCGTCTAAAGCGGTTGCAACGATAGTCTGAGGTTTGTTCCAGGGGTTAATGGTAACGTTGATACCAGCCTGGGCGGTTGTGCCAAACGGCAATTCAACGGCGCGGTCAATGGCGCGTGTCCAAAACCCAAAAGAGGGCATAGTTTGCGTGGAAAAAGGCAAACCAGTCTTATATTGGCGTTGAAAAGCAGCAAAGGGGTCCAACACGCCAACGGCCGCCATTTCAGATTCCTTATTAGAATTGGTGGGCGCTGGGCGCATAGCACGGGCATTAGAAACATGCGTGGTGCGAAGTTTGGAATCGCCACGTGGAGCGGCGCTGTTCATGGTACGGCGACGGGACTCACGTGGGTGCTTGGGGGCCTTGCGCAAAGTAGGCTGAGCGCGCGCCGGGCCACGTTGCATACGTGGTTTCCGCTGGCGGCGAGGGTGAGCTTGGGCTTTGCGAGGCATAGTTTATGGTGGAGGGTGGTGTAGGGGGGGTAAGAGGGAAGTTCGACACGATGAAGATTGAACTTAGAGGCGAGGAGGTCTCAACACGCCTGATTAGGATTCAGAGACGAGGGCGCGTTGGTGCGGAAGAGTAGTTTAAGGACATGCTCGGGTCCAGGGCGGCAGTTTAACGACATACCGAGGTCAGAGGAGGGGAGGAAAGGGATTAAACGTCCAAATCGATTCGGGCCATGGCGACGAAGCCGGGGTGGTCACCTAATGACTTACCGGCCTTATAGGCTTCAAGATAATCTTTAACTAGAGTATCAATGGTAAAGTCAGTGCCATAACGTGCGTAAAAGAAATCTTCCATATCTTTCGTAACGTATTGAAGAGGCAATGAGGTAGGCCAATCATATTCCGCCTCGTACGGAATAGAGGGTTTACCAGGCATCGGTAGGCTGGCGATGTGAGTTACGATGCGACCCAAAACGGGAATGCCCCAGCAGAAATTGGCAAGGGCGCGACATTTTTCCTGCATGCGCATGCGGACGTCGACGTCAGTTAAATCTTGGCAACTAAAGATCAAACGGGCCAACACGCGACCGGGTGCCGGTAACAAGGCGTGAGTGGGGCCAGCGTCGGCGTATCCAATGTGTCCGTCGTGCAACTCTTCCATCAGTACGGCGGGCCAAAACAGTGCAGAATTAAACGTCAGTTGGGCGGGATCCTTACGGTCGATGAAATTG